GAAGAAGATGGGAATTGGCTCTCGTAGCTCAGCTGGATTAGAGCAACGGTCTTCTAAACCGTGGGTCACAGGTTCGAGTCCTGTCGAGAGCACCAAACCAAAGATCGTATATGACTCTTCTATGGCAAAGAAAGAAGAGATGGTTTATACGGGAACTGAAATTATAGGGATTGCCCAGATGCATAAATCTAATGCAGTACCTATTCGCAACCAAGAACAAGCAATAGAAGTTGCAACAATGAGGAGAAGTTAAATGAAAGTCGAAGTTCGTAACAATAACATTGATGGAGCGCTGCGTATCCTAAAGAAAAAGTTACAAAGAGAAGGTTTCTATACGGAGTTGCGTGAACGTGAGTATCACAAAACAAAGGGTGAAAAGAAACGGTTAGCAAAGGCTGCTGGTAAAAGTAGGCAAAAGAAAACTTTGGAGAAAAGGTTTGATGAACAAGGTTACTGAGATAGTTGATAAGTCTAAAACTAGGACTGCCGAGATTGAATTGAAGACACACGAAATTCCCACTAAAACAGCAACACCGCTGCATACCACTGATTGGTATATTAAATGGGTTAGTTCAATTGTCTTAATTATTGGTATGGTTTTAGCTGCAAACAATCTCTATCCCTACAACATTATTGTTCAATGTGTGGGCATACTTGGTTGGTTAGTTGTTGCTATTATGTGGAATGATAGATCGTTGATTATTGTCAACGCTGTTGGTGGTGCCATTCTTTTGAATGGTTTAGTTGGTTATTGGTTAAAACAGGGATAAATAGAACGATGGCAAATATTAAATCCAAGACGGATAATAAGGGTTGGACTGATCCTTCTAAAAAGAAGAAGGTTCGTAAGAAACGCAAACCTATGACAGATGAGCAGAAAGCTGCAGCATCAGAACGTCTTGAAAAGGCAAGACAAGCAAGGGCTGAAAATAATCCAGATTATGGTCAATCTGGTATTCATGAAAGTTTACGTAATTTGCCAGATGATTATCCAATACATCCTAAGAGGGTTAAGGTCTGGATTAAGACACAGATGGAACTAGCCAGTTCAGAACGTAGGGCAAACAAGGCTGGGGTCAAGGGTTCATATGCAAAGCAATGCTCTCATGAAGGTTATGTTAGAAATCTAAAACGTTACCTACGAGATGGTGACTACTGCGATTGTTTCTACGGAGAATATCAAGAAAAGAAGGTTACTCGTAGATGTGTTGCTCAATCTTATCATTGGTATGGACCTAATAAAGGTGAACCAAAATTTGATGTTGGTGTATGGTATCCAATATTAGGTGCTGTTTACACTAAAGAAATGTACAATTCTGATAACGGAATCGAGGAAAAAGATGAAAAACCAAGAAGAAAAAGTCGGAAACGTAGTTAAGGGCCCTTGGAAAATAAAATCTAAAAAAGAGGTTGTTATTCCAGAGCTTGATGTCCTTGAAATGCAAGAAAATCTTGTGTTTTGTGATAATCTTACTGAAGCTTTAATGGTTCAGATGATACATACTATACGGGAAAATGCGTTTGAAGTTGATGCAGATGATTTTTTGCGTGACATGGGGTTCATTATTGAATCAGTTAGAGCTTGTTTATATAGAGAAGTTGGATATGGCCATCCGATGGCAAAGGTGATGTCAGCATTTACAAAAACAAAACTCCCTAATGAGAAAGAAGATGAAGATGATCATTATAGAGGTCTGAATGATGCTGTGATGAATAAAATAATTGAGGGATTAGATGATGAAGAAAAAGACCCAAAAACACCGGCCTAAATTTCTAGAAGTCTTTAGTCCTACAATTATGGAGTCTAAGGTTTCTCAAAGGTTCATAGACATTGTTAACGCATCTGGTGATGACGTTCTGTCGAGTGATAAGAAAAGTGCTAAGTGGGATTGGTCACATAAACTCGTTGGTAAAGTCAGTAAGGAAATCCAAATTCCAATTGACGATGCTGACGATAGAGATTTACTATTTACAACTATGAGACAAGCTTGTGTAGACTATCTTAATTTTATTATTTCTAAGAATAGAGCATATGGTTGGTACAAAATTGCAGGGCGTGAAAGCATACCAACATTAGATAATATACATCTAACGCATAGTTGGATTGTTAGTCAATATGCTGGAGAGTACAATCCCTATCATCACCATACTGGAGATTTTTCTGCTGTAGTGTATCTAAAAATTCCCCCCAACATGCAAAAGGAACTTGACAAAGAGTTCACAGACCACTATCCTACTAATGGGCTCATTGAGTTCATGTATGGTGAAAACTCTGATATGAGAAGTGATACAATAAAATTTAAACCAGAGGTTGGTACGATACTGGTGTTTCCATCTTACTTAAAACATTTTGTATACCCCTTTTATAGCGAAGGTGAGAGAAGAAGTATGAGCTTTAACGCCCACATGAAAACATGATGATTGAAAATTTTAATCTAAACAAATTTAATGATAACTGTATTGAGGTTATTGATAAGTCTACAACTGGAAATTATCATTTGGTTTCTGGTTTAAGTAGTTATGAGATTGATAGAGAATTTTTATTTAAAGAAGAGCTTAAACCTTTGATGATAAAAATTCAAGAATGTATCAATGGATATGTTCGAGGGAATGATAAATTACAAACTTCAGTTATATCATCTAGTTGGTTTAATATTTTAGGTGAAGGACATAAGGTTAGTAGGCATCGGCATGTTGAATCTTGGGACGATAGAGAAGGAAGTGTGGTTAGTGGTGCGTATTATCCTTATGTAGATGAAGGAAGCGCTCCTCTTATCTTTACATTTCCAGAAGGAAGAGTTGTAAATATGCACCCTGCTAGTGGATCATTAGTAATTTTTCCTAGTTGGCTTGATCATCATACTACTGAAAACCAAACTGATAAACGAATTACAGTTAGCTTTAATACTGTTAGAAAGAGTGTTGCACTTGAAATGAAAGAAGATAATAATGATTCTAGTTGATATGAACCAAATTTCGGTTGCTAGTGTTATGATGCATTTGCATCTAACAAAAGCACCAAAGGTAGATGAGAGTATGGTTCGCCATATGATACTTAACTCTCTTCGTATGTATCGTGAGAGGTTCCTTAATGAATATGGTGAATTGGTGATATGTTACGATTCCAAACACTATTGGCGTCGAGACTTTTTTCCACAATACAAAGCAAATCGTAAGAAATCTAGAGAAGGCTCTGGTCATGATTGGGATGCAATCTTTAAATGTCTTAATAATATAAGAGATGAGCTCATTGAGTTTATGCCTTATAAGGTTCTTGAAGTATATGGTGCAGAGGCAGATGATATCATTGCTGCTCTTGCTGGTGAATTAGAGTTTGACAACGGTAAGACCTTAATCTTATCTGGTGATAAGGACTTTATTCAACTACATAAATACAAGAACGTAACACAGTATAGTCCAATCACTAAGAAATTTGTGAGTGGAATTGATCCAGATGTATATCTGTATGAACATATTTTGAAAGGTGATACCAGTGATGGAGTGCCGAATGTCCTTTCTGTTGACAACACTTTTGTTGACGGTATTCGACAAAAACCTTTAGGTAAGAAAAAGATTGAACAGTGGGCAGGCCCATTGTGTGAACAATTACTTCCTAATGATGAGGTACGAAGAAATTATCAAAGAAATAAGAAATTGATTGACTTGAAAGAATCACCTATAGAATTACATATAGAGTGTGTTCAAGCTTATCATGATGCCCCAGAAGGGGATCGTAGTAAACTACTAAATTACTTTATAGAAAAGAGATTGAAGAATCTCATGGAAACAATAGGAGATTTTTAATATGACACCGCTTATTTCAGAAGTATTGGCGAAAGTTGCCAAAGCAAAGACCAAAGAACAAAAAGTCAGAATTTTAAGAGAGAACAATACGGAACCTCTTCGTATGATTTTGAAAGCATCATTTGACCCTTCAATCGAATGGGATTTACCAGAGGGTGACGTTCCATATGAAAAAAATGATGCTCCAGCTGGAACTGATCATACAAATCTGGCTCATGAGTCACGGCTTCTGTTTCACTTCATCAAGGGGGGAAATCCTAAACTAACGCCCCTACGGCGTGAAAATATGTTTGTTCAACTGCTAGAGGGACTATCTGCTGAAGAGGCTGATCTTGTCTGTTCTGCAAAGGATGGAGCCCTTCATAGGAAGTATAAGGGACTATCTGATGCTGTAGTTAAGGAGGCTTTCAACTGGACTGATTCGTATATGCAACCAGAACCGACTGAAATTCTGCCTGGCCACGAAGCAAACTTCTAAAAAAAATACTAACTTATTGATGCCAAACGATATTTAAGATCACTTTTTCCTTGACAAATCTACCAGAATGTGCGATAATATACTTATGATGAGAAATGAAAAGGAAAAAGTGATTGCTTAATATCGAAGTTACTGGTGGTATAAAAAAAGAACGTGAACTGGCAGAAGAGATTGTCTGGTGGTGCATGGATATGCTAATGCCTAGACACCGTGTCATGGATATTAATTTTGAGTTTTGTAAAACCTTCGAAGACGGGGCTTTAGGATTCTGTTATCGTGGTGATGATGATCGTGAATATAATATTCAAATTGACAAACGTTTGGGACGAACTGTCTGTAAAAAGGAGTTTATCGAAACCATTGTGCATGAAATGGTTCATGTGTGGCAGGGTGCTACTGGTCGCATGAAAGACAAGTTCAAGGGTGGTTATAAGCAATTGTGGAAATGCAAGGACGGTAAATACCGTAACTATAGTGACACAAAATATGAGAGACAACCTTGGGAAGTCGAAGCTTACAAGTTACAAGCACCTTTAACAGAAATGTTTATGGAGCAATACGGTTATGAATGATTTTATAGCTGCAATGTTAATGATTGGAGTTAACGTATCAGATGCTCCTATCCCTGAGAAAATTGTTCTCACATCCACAAAAACAATTGAGTGTCTTGCATTAAACATGTATCATGAAGCAAGAGATCAAGGTACAGCGGGTAAAATTGCTGTAACTGCTGTTGTAATAAATCGTGTGAACGATAAACGATTCCCCAATACAGTATGTGAGGTTGTTAAACAAGGGCCCACAAGAAAGTCATGGAAAAATAATGGTACATTTTATCCAATAAAAAATAGATGCCAATTTAGTTGGTATTGTGATGGTAAAGATGATATTCCAAAAGATAAAGAAGCTTACAAAAAGACCATTGACTTATCTACTGTAATCATGCGTAATGAGATTAAGTTTATAGATATAACAGATGGTGCGTTGTTCTACCATGCTGATTATGTTACGCCCTCATGGGCAAAGACTAAACAAAAGACAACAGAAATTGGTGATCATATCTTTTATAGGTGGGACAAAAAATGACATTTGACGAATATCAAGAATTTGCACGATCAACAGCAATCTATCCAGATGAGTGTAAAATTACATATCCAACATTAGGTTTGTGTGGAGAGGCTGGTGAGGTCGCCGAAAAA